AATGAGGTAGCCATGGCAACGTCCGAAGCCGTCATTGATGAGCTGGTGGATGCCATTGCCGCCCTCGGCGCCGACAAGCAGTTCCGCGAGGACTTCCGAGAGGCCATGTACGCATTGACCCGTCTGGCCATCGCCGAACATATAACTGCTGTAGAGCAGGCCGTTGGCGCGCTCAGGCATTAAAGATCACCGCTGGCCAGTGACACGGATATATGCCTGGCAGACGTGCACGAATTGGAAGCCGTTCCTTTCCTGGCGCAATGCCAGCGTAACCGGCGCGGGGCACGTCACTTCATTATTGGAACTTCACCATGGGGCGCAAGTCATCGCTGACACCGGAGCAGTGGATCGAGGTAGAGCGGCGGCACGTGGTGGAAGGTGAGTCGATTAACGCCCTGGCAGCTGAGTTCGGCGTTAATGAATCATCGATTCGGCGAAAAATAAAGCCGAATAAAGCCGAATCGCCGAACGGCGAAAATCCCCTGAAGGCTATAGCGAAAGAGAAGGTTCGCGTTGACGCTGAGAGCAAGCGTATAACCGAACAGATTGCCGAATTGCCATATGCTAAGCAGCAGATCGTCGCCGACCTGGCCAGGAAACTGAGCAATGTGAGCTCGCACCTGGCGTCTGCGGCTGAGCTGAGCGCGGCGTCGGCGCATCGTCTTTCCATGCTGGCGAACCAGCAGCTGGAAAAGGTCGACGCAGTTGACCCACTGACCAGTTCCAAGGAATTGCAGGCAGTAGCCGTTTTGCAGAAGATGGCCAATTCCTCAAGCGAAATCGGCCTGAACCTGCTGCGGGCCAATAAAGACTCAATGCCGACCGATGACGAGCCTCCGACGCCGGTCGCCGTGACCTTTGGCGTCGAGGACGCAAGGAAACATGAGAACGATTAATCCGACGCTGAACATCCCGCAGTCGAAGTTTTTGCAGTTGCCGCACAAGTTCAAGGCCTACGTGGCCGGCTTCGGATCTGGGAAGACCTGGGTCGGATGTGCCGGCATCGCTGCCCACTTCTGGCAGTGGCCTGGCATCAACCAGGGCTATTTTGCACCGACGTTCCCGCAGATCCGGGACATCTTCTATCCGACGATGGAGGAGGTGGCCTTCACGATGGGGCTGCGGACCAAGGTCAAGATCGCTGACCACGAAGTCGAGGTCTACGAGGGGCGTAAGTACCGAGGCACCGTGATCTGTCGGTCGATGGAGAAGCCGGAAACGATTGTCGGCTTCAAGATCGGACATGCACTGGTCGACGAGCTGGACGTCATGCCGCTGCTCAAGGCGCAGACAGCCTGGCGCAAGATCATCGCGCGGATGCGGTACAAGGTGCCGGGGCTGCTGAACGGCATCGACGTGACAACGACGCCTGAGGGCTTCAAGTTCGTGTATCAGCAGTTCGTTCGAGCAGTAACTGAAAATCCTGAGCTGGGTAAGTTGTACGGCCTCATCCAGGCGAGTACATACGACAACGAGAAAAACCTACCAGACGACTACATATCGTCGCTGTTCGCTTCGTATCCGGCCCAGTTGATCAATGCGTATCTGAAGGGCCAGTTCGTCAACCTGGCAAGCGGCAGCGTCTATCCTGATTTCGACCGGCGGCTGAATCACACGACCGCCGAAATAATTCCCGGCGAGCCGCTGCACATCGGTGTGGACTTCAACGTCTATAACTGCACTGGCATCGTCTGCGTGGATCGCTTCGACCACCCGATGGCGCTGGATGAGGTTACCGGGGTGCGGGATACGCCGGCGCTGGCTGCATTACTGCTTGAACGGTTTCCTGGGCATCATTTAACAGCCTATCCAGATGCCTCTGGTCAAGGCCATACGACAAAGAATGCTTCGTTGTCAGATCTGCAAATCATTCGCGATCATGGCATCACAGTCAAGGTCGGCACCGTCAACCCGGCCATCAAGGATCGGGTCAATGCGGTGAATGCCCAGATTCTGAACGGGCGCGGTGAGCGCCGGCTGCTGGTGAATACTCGGAAATGCCCGGTTCTGACGGAATGTCTGGAGCAACAGATATACGACACCAACGGCATGCCGGACAAGAAATCCAACAACGACCACGCGCCGGACGCGATTGGCTACTACGTCCATGACAGTTGGCCGATTGCTCGGCCGGTGTGGACATTCTGAAGAGAGATTACCTTTTGAAAAAGCCCAGCCTTATGCAGCGCGTCGCGAACTGGGCGGGCGACCGAGTAGCGCATGCGATCTGGGCCGGGCGCACACGCAAGGCGCCGGTGCGCGAGACGTCGGCATATGCACGTCTGATGAACATCGGCAGCATGCGGTACCAGAAAGACCGTCCGCTCATCAAGCCGACGCCATCGAATCTGCGCATGTTCAGCCGTACGGTATACGCCCGGCGAGCAATCAACCGCATCAAGGGTGCGATTGTCATGCTGGAATGGGAGATCACCACTAAGGCCGGTGTGAATCTGACGCCGGAGTTGCAACGTCAAATTGACACCACCACGGCATGCTTCCAAAGCCCAAACGATGACGATTCATTCCGGACGCTGCTGGAGCAAGTCATTGAGGACTATCTGGTATGCGGTGGGGGCGCCATTGAACCGGAGGTTGGCGCCGACCCAATGCGGCCGCTTTGGATGTGGCCAGTCGATGCGCTGAGCATTCAAATATTCGCCGGCTGGGACAGTTCTAACAAAAACGAGGCGCGCTACATCCAGACGCATGGCTATGGCAACGTAGGTGGTGTGTCTGGCATCCCATTGCGCAACGATCAGTTGATCTATGTCCGAAAGGATCCGAACACTGAGAACCCATTCGGCTATGGCTGCGTCGAGGTAGCGTTCAATTCGATCAATCGCCAAATGGGGACTGCCGACTACGCCGGTAACGTCGCAAGCAACGGGCAGCCAGAGAATCTGCTGCAGTTTGTCAACATGAATCGCGATCTGCTGGAAACCATGCGTGGTTGGTGGCGCAACGAGATCGAAGGCCAGGGCCAGACCCCGCTGGTCGGCGGCGATGAGTTGAAGGTTCACAAGCTGCGCGGCGCTACGGATGACGCGCTATATCTGAAGTATCAGGAATTCCTGCTGCGCGAAATTGCCACGGCGTTTGAGTTGAGTCCTCAGAATCTGGGTGTTGAGGCCGACGTCAACCGGAATACCTCGGAAGTGTCGGAAGACCGTGACTGGGACGCAGCCATCATCCCATGCGCCACGAATTTTTCGTCGTACCTGACGCGCGAAGCTATCAATGGGAAGTTGGGCTTCAGCCAGATCGAATTCACGTTCAAGGGCCTGGATCGAGACGATGAACTGAACCTTGCGAAGGTCTACGAGATTGAGTACAAAAACAACGCAATCACGCCGAATCAGTACCTGGAACAGCGCGGCCGACCTGCAATGGACAGCGACTGGGCTGACTTAGTGTCTGCCGACGTAGAAATCGCAGTTAAAGGCGCACAGGGCGCCAAGCAGGTCAATCAAGACCTGCTCACGAAGGAATAACTGGCTGAACGTCAGATAACCACCGCCTCCGGGCGGTTTTTTATTGGGCGTTCGCCCTCAACAGGAGCATTCATATGTCAGGTCGTCCTCTTCATACGGTCGAAGTGCCTAACGGCTTCACGCTGGCCATGCAAGACCGCCTCATTGTTGGTCACATGCCAAACGTCGTAACGGCTGCCGGCAGCGGCGCTGGTGCCACGGTCACCAAAGCATTCACTGGCCTTTCATTGCCCGCCAATTACAGTCTGGAAGTCGAAGCCAGCCAGGCGTGCTTCGTCAGCTATACGGCCAAGACACAAACCGGCTTCTCGATTGTCCTCACACCAACGGCCGCCGGCGTTACGTTGAGCGCCGGCACGATCGACGTAGTCGTCATCGCTTAAATTCACCTCCGTCATCCTGTAAGGAAAACATCATGACCGCAGTCGCTACTACTCTCGCAGGTATCACTTTCACTGCTGCAGAAACCGCCGCCGCCCAGGTTCTGCCATCCGTCGTCAGTCCGACCAGCATGGTTTCGGTCCTCATCAATGAGATCAACGAATACGTCGTCAAATTGAATCAGTTGGCAGCTGTCGTTCCAGCTGGTGCAAATCTGACCGCGTTGCAAGCGGTCGTCACTAAGTTGACCACCTGATCATGGCCCGCGGACAGAAAGCACAGCCACCGGTCGAGGTGGCGCCGGTAGGCACCGAGTCGGAGGCCGATGCCATTGAGTCGGCTACGGCCGTCGAAACAGAAGCCGCAGCTGATTCTATCCTCGGCGCCGTGGCGCAGTTGACTGCTGAATCTCGTGCCGCAGTGAAGGCAGGTGACCAAGCTCTCCATGCAGTACTCGAAAACGCATTGATGGCACTGCATACGTTGCGTATGCGTCTGGTCGATGTCGAGCTGGATGGTGCTGTTAGCAAAATCAAGGCGCTGCTGTAAGGATCTTCATGGCCAACCTGGACAAATCCGCACGCGACTCGCTGCCAGATAGCGAGTTCGCCGTTCCTGGCAAGCGCAAGCTCCCCATCAACGATGCCACGCACACGCGGTTGGCATGGGACATGGTCGAACGTGCGCAAGGCTTGAGCGACGGCGAGCGGCACGAAGCGCGGACGCGCATTTTGCGCAAAGCCAAGGAACTTGGGATTGACACCGTCGATTGGCACATCACCGCAAGCATATCGTTCGAGGCAATGGCGTTGGACGTGCCGACCGTGCACGACCATCCTAATCGCATGCCATTCAGTGGTGTGCTGACCCGTGTCGATCAGCCGAGCGACGCGCCACCAGGCGGCGCCGCCTACCGCACGTTCATCCCGCGCGATGTCGCGGAAGCCGCTTTGCCCAGTTTGCTCGGCATGGCGGTCGATTTCCGGCCGAACCTCGATGGTCACGACCGCAAACAGAAAATCGGGCTCATTACCGGCGCCTCAATCGTCGGTGATGCGGTCCAGATTGAAGGATTTTTCTACGCGAAAGACTTTCCCGATGAATGTAAGCGAATCAAGGCCGAAAAGGGCGCGTTGGGCTTCTCATATGAAGCCGACGCCCGCATCCGGGACCAAGACGCCGATCCATGGGTGATTGACTACTGCGTATTCACCGGCGCCGCCGTCCTCTATAAGGATCTGGCTGCGTATCGAACAACCTCATTGGCCGCTACGGCCGCACAGGACATCGAAATGACTAAGGAAGAACTGCAGGCCATGCTGGCCGAAACCTTCAAGCCTTTTACCGATACGGTTGAAAGCCTCAAAAAGGACATGGCCGAACTGAAAGCCGCCGGCGCATCGCTTGCCGGCCCGATCATCGACCAGGTAAAACCACACGTCGAAGCCTGTATGGCTGCTGCGGATGCCATGGAAGCCGCCGGCGTCGGTTCGCACCCGACAATGGGACACGCCGCTCGCTTGCGCGCCCTTGGCAAACATATGGCTGTCGAGGCTGCATCCGGCAAGGTGCCGCACATCTACAACGACCACAGCTACTTCGACGCCTCGCCAGAAGCCGCTGCGGCCAAAGCTGCAGCTGCCAGCGCCGCACAAGCAGTTCCAGACACCAAGGCCATGGATGCGCTGACTGCCACGGTCGCAAGTCTGGATACCAAGCTGACGGATTTGAGTGCCAAGGCATTCAAGGCCGCTGAAGCACCACAGCGCGCCACCATGCCGGGCGCCATGACTTCGTTGCTGGCCAAGGCGAACANCTCCGAGAAGGACATGACCGACGGCAAGTTGTCGACCGAACAGGTCAATGCCGTGCTGGATGCGTCGAAACTTCACGGGCAGAAGGCCATCGAGATGAAGCTGAATCTTCGTCAAGCGGGTCTGATGCCTGCCGGCCGCCAGTAAAACGTCCATCCCAAGTAACTCCCAGAACCGCCCCTGAGGCGGTTTTGTCATTTATGGAGCAATAACATGACTGTCGAAGCAAAACTGCTTAGCCTGGACGCTGCCGCCGACTTCCTCGGCACTGGCGCGATCGAGGTACCCGAATTTGACCGCGAGATTATGGATGTCTTGCGTCGTTCGTCCATTCCGCTGCAGCGTATCGAGCAGCGGCCTGCAACCGGCCACCCGCACCGTTACTTCGAGCAAACCGCTCTGGCGTCGGCTGCTGCGGTTGACCCACGCAATCTGAGTGCGACGCCAAGCGGTCCTACCCGCCTGGAACGTCCGGCCTTCATCAAGGCCGTGTCGGCCCAATCCAATCTGTCGTTGTTCGACAAGGATGTCACTGAGCAACAAGGCCAGTTCGCATCGGTCGTTGCGAAGGACGTCGACGACATCATCGCGGCCATCGAACTGAAGCGAGCATCGATGTTCTGGAAGGGTACCGACACCAGCATGTCGGCGCCGACCACATTGGAATGGATGGGGGGCTTGGCTCAGGTATCTCAGCAATTCAACTGCGCGCTGGGTGCCTCGATCATCGATGCTATCAAGACCGCGGTGGCAACGATGGTGGCAAATGCTACCTATGTGGTTCGTCCGACCGCGATCTACATGAATCCGATCATGGCTGACTACATCGATCAGGAAGCCAAAGCGGCGCGCATTACCCTGGATTCGGTGGAGGTCGTCGCCGGCGTTACCGTATCGGCGATCTCGACTCAGGTCGGGAAACTGCCTATTGTCGGCGATCCTTTCATGCCAACCGATGCCACTGGTAAGTATGGTTTCAGCACACCGGCAAGTGGTAATAACTACTACATCTCCATCCTGATGGAGTCGGAAGTCGAAATCCCCGTGATCAGCGGCAGCGATTACAACCCGAACCCCCGCCTGTTCCAATTGGGCTTGGTTGGTAATCTGGCCGGTCAGTTCGTCGGTGTGAAATTCGACACTGTGATCTTCAAGGGCGCTTCGTACGCTCATGCAACGATCTGCGTGAATCGTCCTTAATTCGGGCGAGTAGTAGCTATAGAGGGTCACCTTCGGGTGGCCCTTTTGCATTTCAGGAGCCGATTTGAAAGTTTATCAACCAGGTACGCGTGGGAAGCGCACTCAGTTTGTGCAACCCGGCAGCGAATTCCCCAATTCTGATTTCATGGACGAGCATGGCAAGCCGCGGTTCTATTCCGTCGTGTTCATCGAGGGTGAGGCAACGGTTGATGACCAGATTGGCCAGTACATGATCGACAAAGGGATCGCCAAGCGATCGCCCATTCTGTTGCCCGGAGATATGCCATGAGCGTTGCAGCACAAATCATTGTTGCAGCGCAAACAGCGGCTGCCAATTCACCGACTATCCAGCGGTCCGTTTCCGATGGCCCGTTTTCGGTCGTCGCCGGCGGCCTGGGAGCGGCCGAAACCGTCACCATGCAATTGTTGGATGCGTCCGGCAACTGGCAGCCTGTGCCGGCTTCCGTAGCGCCACAGTTGACCAATACCGTTTCGAGCTTAGTAATGAGCACACCGGGCATTTTCCGCTTTGCCAAGACCGTAACAGCTGCCGCTGTCGGCGTTGTGCTCTATTCGATCTAATAATGTCCTCAACGTATCTACAGTCCACGGACTACGTCGCCTTTGGCCTTCCGGCCAGCACCACCACCAGCCAAGTTACACAGGCCAGCGTGCTGATCGATGCCTATCTGCGGCGCCAGAAAGGGCTGATCTACACTCCTGACGCAACTGGCCAGCCGTGCTTTATGACGGCAGCTTCGCCCGAGTTGACATTCACCTCCGTAGCCGGTTTCGGGCCTGGCAATGCCATTCAGGTACAGGTGAACGGCCCGACGGCCATGCTGCAGGTGGGGGACTGTGTCGTTCTTGACCGCACGGCAAATCCGACTCTGGTCGAAGCCGTGCAGGTCACGAACATCAACGGTCAGTTTGTGACACTCGGCAGCACGGCCGCCAATGTGCCCTTTGGGGTGCAGTTTGCGCACTCTGCCGGCTGCACGATGGAAACCGGCTTGCTGATCACGGAAAAGCGCTACCAGCCGAAGAATCGCAGCGAGGTGATCCTGTCCAACGTGCCGATTGCGCGCATCGTTGGCGGCACCGGCCGCTATGGCTATGGGCGCCGCGGTGACGCCGCATGCTACAACATGGACGACTTCAATCTGTTGGCTTCGCTGACGAAGTTCGGCGGACCGCCAGCGTGGGAACTTTGGCCAGCTAACACGCCGGCTGGCATTGATGCATCGACCGGCCAATTGTGGGTACCGGCGGGGATCATGCTGGCATATTACAGCGAAGTGAAGGTGCGCTATGTGGCAGGCTTTTCTCAAGCGGCGCTCCCGGATGAGGTGAAGTTGGCTTGCGCTCGGCTGATCGCGGCACAGCTGAATAGCCCAGGATTAGGTGACGTCAGGACGTATCAGGCCGGCGATACCAAGATCGAGCAGTTCGCTGCCAGCATTATTTCGGACGACGTTAAGTCCATGCTTGAGCAGTACCGTGTCCGGGCCTTTGCATAATGTCGTTCATCTATCCGCGCACGGTCGCCATTTCGCGTCCTAACATCCACACTGCCCCTGGTATCCAGCAGTATGGCGGTGTGCTCCCGAGTGACGAAACAGCAATTGCATCCGGGCTGCCTGCATCTATCCAGCTGAAGAAGGAAAAAGGACAACCGGATCCAGCTCTACCGGCAGACGCTGCTGCGAAGACGTTTTGGTCAATTTTCATCCCGGCCGGAGCTGCCGCGCTTGGTCTGATCATGTCGCGCGATATCATCACCGACGATTTGAGCGTCCGGTACCAGGTCACTGGACCCTACTGGAACAGTCTTGGCTACGATCTGCTGTGTGAGCGGCTGGAGGCTTAAATGGCAGATTTATCCGATGTGACGAACACGCTGGTCAGCCTGGCGAATGCCGTGATCTACCCGAACGGGACAAGCAGCCCGAGCGCAGCTGGTATTGCGGTCACCTTGGAACCTGGATGGCCATTGCCGGCGCAGCTGGATGCAATCATTGCCGCTGGCAACGCCATGCTGACGGTCTTCCCCATGCCGGGGATGGACAAGAACACAACCCGCTTTCCTGAAATTATGTCGGCGCCAGGCGCCGTTCCAGCGCCACAGATTTCGTTGTCCGTTGCCAGTAATACCGTGACGGTCGGTGGCACCATCCTGCCAGGCGAAGCAGCAACGCTACATATCAACTATCAGGCATACAGCCATGGCGTGATCGCTGGCGACACGACGGCGTCGATCGCAGCATCCTTGGCGGGTCAGATCCCGGGCGCGTCAGTTGTTGGTTCGGTCATCACGTTCAGTAGCGTGTTCGATATCGTTGCGCGGGTATCGGTGCCTGTTCTGGTGCAGGCTGAGTTGGCGCGCCAGAGTCGTGTTTTCATGTTGGCTTTCTGGTGCCCGAGTCCGACGGTGCGCGATGCCTTGGTGCCGCTGGTCGACAAGGCATTCAAGAAGATGCCGCGCATCGTGCTGCCAGACAACACTTACGCCAGGATGATTTATCGCGGCACGCTGGAGCTGGACGATGTGCAGAAGCAGCGGATCTACCGGCGAGATCTACGTTTCGAGATCGAGTACGTCACGAGCGACACAGAAACCGACAACACCGTTACAAATTTCAATACCACTGTCACGCCGACCGGCGGGCAGACCAAAAACATCAACATTTGAGGTTCTTATGGCAACCGAAAAAGCACCTGCTCAGTCTTTCCACCTGGTGGTGATCCACGCTTTCGGAAAATATCGCCGTGGCGACTACATCAGCGACAAGGCTGAAATCGACGCCATCCTGGCTGGCGATAACGTTCGCAGCGTCAACAAGGTCCAGGCATGAAGCAGACCCTCCACCAGATGACAGCAGCGGTGCTGCGGGAAGTGGTCGCCAAGCATGTCAGCGCAGAAGCGACGCCAGAAGTGTGCGGCCGCATCAAACGTGAGGTGATCCAGATCATGCGCAGTCGCCACGGCGTGAACTGGCAGCCTTACGCGCGCCGGATCCGCGTTGAGTTTCTGCGCGGGAACGCACCCAACATCACCATCCCGCCTGAGCTATTGAAACGCACGCTTCACTGATTTAAAGCAAACCACTACGAAACCGCCTCCGGGCGGTTTTTTCATTTCTAGACCGCCTTCTTGGCGGTTTTTTTTCGCCCGGAGCAACCGATGCCAGTCTATCAAGCAGGTAGTTTGAATCCTACGGCCTTACAAGCGCCTGATCTCTATGTCGTGATCCAGCCGCCGGGCCAGACGTATATTAATGGTGTGCCAACTGACGGCCTTGGCCTGGTCGGCGTCGGTTCGTGGGGGCCTGTCAATGCCGCCATGATCGGCGTAGGCACCAATTCTCAAGCCGCGCAGCTGGTCGGCGGCGTTACAGTGCGTGCGCATGACCTTGCCACCGCTGTCGCGATCGGCGTCCAGAATAGCGTGGTGAACTTCACGCTGGTGCGCGCGACCGACGGTACTGACGTTGCCGCCAAGGTGAACCTGGTGGATACGGCGGGCTCACCGGTGACCGGCATGACGCTGAGCGGCTTCTATACCGGCAGCGTCGGCAATTCGATCAGTGCCGGCATCGTCAACGGCACTGCTGCAAACAGTTATCGGCTGTCCGTGACGCGTGCCGGCTTTACTCCAGAGATCTTCGACAATATCTCGCAAGGCGTGAGCGGCGGGGCCGTCACGGCGGGCACCGGCTTTACTTCTGTTCCTGGTGTGACGATCTCGGCGCCACAGGCATCCAATGGCGTGCAGGCTACCGGATCCGTTAGCCTGAAGGTCCTGACTGCAACGGTCACCGGCGGCGGCGCTTCTGGCGGCACAGGTTACGTGACCGGTGACACGATCACTCTACCGAACGGTGTGGTATTGACGGTCACGGCAACCTCTGGCGTCATCACCGCGCTGGCCGTCACCAATGCCGGCGCGCTGACCGCTGGCGCAACACCGACCGCGCCGACCGCGCCGTCGTCGACATCGGGCGTAGGCACTGGTGCGCTGGTCAATATGACATGGGGGCTGGGAGCCTTCACCATCGGAACTATCGGCTCAGGCTATACCAGCGCCACCGCATCGTTGATTGGCGGCGCCGGAACCGGCGGAGCGATTGCTTTGACCACCAGCGTCTGGCCGAATCTGGTCAACGCGGTGAACAATGGTCTTTCCCAGATCCGCGGGCCTTCGCAGATCGTCATCGCATCGATTGGCACCTCTACTGCGCTCCCGAACCTGACCAACACCTACACGTTGGCCGGCGGCACCGACGGCGCGCTGGGCGTCAACGACCAAACGTTGGTCGGCGTCGACGGTCTGACACGGACCGGCATGTATGCGCTGCGCAAGAGCGGTGTCCAGGTTGGTAATCTGGTTGATTGTCAGACTCCGACGACCTGGTCGGCGCAGCTGGCGTTCGGTCTGCAAGAGGGCATTTATTTCCATACGGCGAACCCTCCCGGCACCAGCATCACCACCAGCGCAAACAATCTGGCCAGCACCGGTGCCGACGGGTACGGCATCAATTGCCTGGTCGGCGATTGGTCTTACTGGCAAGACAACACCAACGGTGTGCAGCGCATGCTGTCGCCGGCAACCTTCACGTCAGCCAAACAGGCATCGACAAGCCCTCAGAACTCGATTCTGAACTCGCCGATTCTTGGGATCATCGGCACGCAGCGTAGCCTGCAGAACCTGCCATACAGCAATGCTGAAATTGGACAGGTCTCTCAAGGACGTCTGGAGGTTCTGACTCTGGGGGCGCCGGCCGGAAGTATCTTCTCCTGCCGTACTGGCCAAAACTGCAGCAGCAACGCCGGCACGAATGGCGACAACTACACTCGCATGACGAATTACATTGCGTTCACTGTTGCATCGGCTTACGGCTACGTTCCTGGGAAAGTGCAAACCATCGACCTGCGTCGCAACACCAAAGGCTCGATGGACGCGTACTTCGCGAACCTGCAGACGAACAACATGATCGGCAACGTCAACGCACCGACAGCGCCAGCGTGGTCGGTCCAGATCGATGCCAACAACAATCCCTTCAGCCAGGTTGCACTGGGCTACATGGTGGCGACGCTCAAGGTGACGTACTTGAGCATCGTCCGGTACTTCCTGGTGAATATCCAAGGTGGCCAGACCGTTGTCGTCAACCCGATTTAATCGCCAATTCACTTACCAAGACCCGCTTCGGCGGGTTTTGCATTTCTGGAGTAGACCATGCCACAAGCCGGCTTAAATCTTGGTAAAGACGCGCGCTTTGACGTTTATACGTCGACCGGACCGTTGATCCTGCCAACACTTCTCAACTTCAAGTCGAAGAAAATCAATCAGAAATTGACGGTCAAGCCGCTCAATTCCTTGCCAATTCACCTTTCGTTTCAAGAAGGTGGTTGGGAAGGATCGTTCGACGTTTCGCGTGCCGACTCGACCCTGGACGATTACTTTGCCGCGTTTGAGGCAGCGTACTACGCCGGCGTGAATCAGCCGGCTGGATTCATTCAGCAAACGATTCAGGAGCTGACGTCGGTCAGCACATATCAATACCAGGGGGTCATCTTGTACTTCGAAGATGCTGGTGATTACGAAGCCGAGAAGAACGTGATTCAGAAGGTCTCGTTCATGGCAACTACAAGGGTGAAATTGTAATGAGCGATCTGAACATCAAGGAAGAAGCCGGCGACGGCTCGGTAGTGGTGACTGACGCCAAGGGTCGAAACCTCACCATCAAGGAAGCAGATTTCTTGCTTGAATCTCGTATTACGCGACTGTGCGGCGACGCATCCACGAATGTGGGCTACATGTACGCATACGTGTTTCCGACGATCTGTGTGGTCGCAATCGACGGCGATCCTGTGCCATTTCCGACGACTTTCTTGCAGCTGGAAGCGTTGATCACGCGGGTAGGTCGCGAAGGTACAAACGCAGTGTTAATGCATCAAAACAATGCTGCGAAGTTCAAACAGCACGAGGAAAGCGTAAAAAACTAGGGCGGAACGTCGCATTTAAGCAGGCCGCATGGCTGCTGCGAAGTGGCGTTCCGTTCAATATCGCATTCCCTTCGGCTGACTACCTGACGAAGGAAGAAAAGCACGCACTCGCAATATGTTTTTCAGAATTTGAGGGTGAAATATTTGATTGGGACAGCTTTCAATTTGTGGAGCGAAAGTCATGAAGGAGTTCGGCAGTATCGCTGAATTTATCGCGCATATCCCACTGATGCAGGCCGAGACGGTATTGGGAATGCACCACGGATTGAAGAAATGCGTTGATGCAATCGAAAAGACGGCCAAGTCGGAATTTGGTGTGTATCAACCTGGGGTAGGTGAATTTGGTGCATGGGCTGAACTGGCGGACGCGACCAAGGCGGATCGTCTGCGGCTGGGATTTACAGAAAACGATCCCCTGGAGCGTACGCATGCGCTTGAAGACTCGGTGAGCAGCACCATCGAAGCGCTGCAGGGAACCGTTGGCAGTACCAGCGAAATCATGGTGTACCAGGAGGATGGGACTGCGCACTTCGAACCACGTCCTGTTCTTGGCCCAGCCGCAGTGCGCAATCTTGAGTTGATCAAAAAGACCTTTGGCGAGGCTGTCGCCAATGGATTGCTGTATGGATCCGGCGCTTCAAAAGTACGGCTACTCCCTTAGCGCAGGAATGCGTACAGCGTTACCACTATCAGTCCAATAAACACCANCGCCACGAGCAGCAAGACCAGCGAGAACAAGAATATATCGATGCGCTTGGACAGCGGCATTTGATGCTTGAAAAATGGCTTTCGAGGGGCAATCAGTGTTATTTGCGGATATTGAACCCAGGCAATACGTTCTGCCAGCCACTCGTGGACTCGGTAAATAAGGGATTTTTTCATGATTGAAGCCTACAAGATTGGCGTAACGCTTGCTCTGAACAACCATGTTAGCCATGGTTTGAGCATGATGGCAAGCGATTTTGCGCGAACTGAGGCTGAAGCCAAAGCTTTGCAGAAGCGCATTTCATCTATTCAAAGCCAGGCCATGAAGGGGGCGCTTTTCGCCGGCATCGGCATTGCTGGGCTGTCGCTTTTCAAGGCGCCACTGGAAGAAGCGAAGAAGTTTCAGACTGAAACCGCGAAATTCGCGTCACTTGGGTTCGGCACTGCGGTGACGAACCAGGCCGTCCAGTTTGCCCATGGCATGAAAACCATCGGGACAAGTGCGACTGAAAATATGTCGCTGGTGTCAGATGCCATGGCGGTGTTCAAGGACCTGCACCATGCGGAGTTCGCCGCGCCGATCATGGCGAAGATGAAATTCGCCAATGAAGCTGTTTTCGGACAGAAGGGCGGCGAGCATTCGGCCAAGTTCATGGACATGCTCAAGGTTATCGAATTCCGGAAAGGCTTGTCCAGCCAAGAGGAGTTCGAGACGCAGGCAAATTTCGTGCAAAAGGTCATTTCCGGTAGTCGCAATCGTGTAGATGCCACCCAGCTGCTGACTGCCTTGAAGACGGGCGGCGTCGCTCTTTCTCAACGGTCAAACAAGGATTTTTATCTGGGTGCGGAACCCTTGATTCAAGAGTTCGGTGGGAATCGTTACGGTACAGGTGCGATGAGCATCTACCAGAACCTGGTACAGGCGCGCGGCACGATGTCGGCGCAGAACGAGCTGATGCGGCTTGGCCTGCTGGATCCGAAGATGGTTAAGCAAAATCCAACCACAGGGAAAATGCAAAAGGTGATGCCAGGGGCATTCCTTGGCTCAAGCATTCTTGAGAAAGAAGGCGAACTGGCGCTCTTGGAGAAGGTGCTGTTGCCGGCATTCAAGGCTAAGGGCATTACGGATGAGGAGTCGGTAATCCGAGAGCTAGGCATGATCTTGAGTAATCGGACAGGTTCCAGCTTGATGTCACGCATTTATCAACAGCGAGACACCATCAAGATGCAATCCTTGGCCAATGAAGATGCTCAGGATATTTCTCAGCTCAACACGGCGGCTGACAAGACGCTTGAAGGAAAGAACATCGAGTTGGCTAAAGAGTGGCACAACACGCTTCTGTCATTGGGGAATGCAGTTCTTCCGCTGGCAATTAGTGGTACCACCGGGCTGATCGAGGTATTGAAAACAGCAACGGGATGGATGGAGAGAAACCAGGGAGCAGTGCGCGCCTTGTCGATCGCATTTGCCGCCCTGTCTGGTGGCCTGGTGATCCGAGGTTCAATCCTCCTGTTGACGGCGGCATTTCGCGGTCTGGGACTGGCATTGGCGATGAACGCTGTCGGTGGTGCTGCGGGCATTGGTCGGATTGCCTTAGCGATTGGCGGAACTGGCAGTACGGCGCTGGTAGGTGCACTGGGATTTTTGCTTTCACCTATTGGTCTTGTTGTTGCTGCCCTGGGAACACTCGCCCTGGCCGCATATGCCTTCCGCCCGATGGGGCAAGCCGAAATCGATGCGCAAAAAAACGAAGGCGGCGTCCATCTCTCAGCTGATGCCGCGGCGCGTTCCCGTGCAATGGGTTGGCAGCAGCCAGGAACACCCGGCGCCGGCAAGCAAGGGACGACCGGCCCGACTCCGAAGAAAAAAGACGATGCGTCGCCGATGTATGGGCAGGTGACCTTGAATCTGGACAGCAAGAAACTGATGGAAGGTCTTTTTCCACTTACATCGCGGGGAACGACCGGAGTAAATCCGGCAGCCTCAGTCCTTCGCCCTGGAATGTCGTTAGGTAATCAATAATGAATCCTCTTGCCAATCTCTCATTGCAAACGCCCAATGGGACGTTTGTATTTACGGGGGCAGAGGTACCTGAAGCGATTCAATTCGGCGGCCGGCAAATCCTCAGTGTTCGCCAGCTTCAGGGCGGTTTGCGCCGCGTGTTTGCCATGGGTGCCGACGATGCGCAATTGACGTGGACCGGGCTGTTCTTGTATTCATCGGCCGTTCAGCGGGCTCGGTTTCTGGATTCTGTCCGCCGTACTGGCCTAGCATGCACGTTGTCGTGGGATGCACTGCTTTATACGGTCATCATCTCGGAATTTAGAGCCGTCTACGAAAAGCCGTTCAAGATCCCATACACGATCACCTTCGAGGTCATTCAGGACCTGACGCAGCTGGTCCAATCGGTGCCTGAAGTCACACCGATGCAGTCGATCCTGGCCGACATGACACGCGTTGGCACGCTTTCGGCATGTATCGGTGATTCGACCCTCAACGGTCTGGCAACTTCGCTACAAAGCGCTTTCAGCAGCCTCAGCGCTGCTGAGGCACCGATTGCGAACGGCCTCAAGGCACTGACCACGTTCGTCGCTGGCGTGGCGAATTGTGCCGATCAGGTGGTCAATACTGTAACGACCGTTGCTGCTGCTGTAGGTGTGCCGCTGAGCGCATTCAATTCTCATGTTGGTCAGCTCATCGCCACTGCAGAAGGCGCTGTGGCCGCAGTAAGCACTGTCGGCGGCGTGACGCCAGGCGTTCCGGTGAGCCAAATGATCGGGAACACGCTTTCGCAGATGAATGCGGCGGTCCAGTTGCCTGAGTTGTACGAGTTGCGCAGCATCGGCGCACGAATGCAGGCCAATCTGCCGCTGGTGTCGACCCCAACGACGCCAAAAACGATCACTGTCGGCGGCGGCAGCCTCTACGACATTGCGGCGCAGCAATACGGCGATGCAACGCGTTGGAGCGATATTGCCAATGCTAACTATTTGTCAGATCCGGTGCTGACCGGCATCAACACCATCACGATTCCAGCATGATCAACCAGTTACCAACGCAAGGGGATAGCAATGCTGTCCGGAGCATCCTCATGCTCGGCGGCACTGTAATCGATTTCGCCGAGTGGGAGATCGAGCACAACGGGATCTACGAGGCTGGAACTATCCGCCTCACCGTGCCGGCAGAATTTGCCAAATGGTCGTGGTGGACGCAACAGACCGAAATCCTGATCGATGTCTACGTCGGCGAGCCGGCGGATTCGTTGAGTTTCTCGATCGAGGATCTGACGCAGGTGATGACCGTGCGGATTGACTCGCTTCGCTTGATGCCTGGATCGCAATCGATCCAGCTGGTTGGGCGCGACTTGACAGCGCTGCTGATCGATCAAAAGAACGACCAGAAATACCCGAACATGACATCCAGTGCCATTGCGACGATGCTGGCGCAAAAGGTGGGCTTGACGCCGCAGGTACAGCCGACGACTGGTTTAGTGGGGAATTTCTACACCGCCGATCATGTGCGGCTTTCCCAGCAAGAGACGATGTGGACTTTGCTCACCTACCTGGCGCAGCACGAAGGCGTGCAATGTTTCGTCCTGGGACGCACATTGTATTTCGGTAATTGGAGCAGCGCGCTGTCGAATGAGCCGTATCTGATACAGGTCTCCCCGCCAACGCCTGGCCAGCCTTGGGTATCTTCCAATGCCGAGGATTTGGATTTCGAGCATGACCTGACGCTGGCGCAAGATGTTTCGGTGCGCGTGCGCAGCTATCACGGCGCCAAGGGCGCGGCATTCAGCGCGACCGCTACGGCCAGCAAGACCGTCAAGCGCCTCGAGCGCGACGCCGACTTGGCGCAAAGTTCTCAGCCCTACGATTTCACTTTCCCGGGCTTGACGCAGGCCCAATGTCAGGCGAAGGCACAAGAGCTGTTGACGTCGATCAGTCAGCACGAGTTGAAGTTGAATGCGAAGTTGCCGGCGGATACGACCATTTATCCCTGGACGCCAATTCAGGTACAGGGCACGGCAACGTTATTTGATACCACGTATCAGGTTGTCCACGTGCGCAGAGCTTTTGATGTGGAAAGCCAGAGCTATTCGATGGATGTTTCTGGCAAGACCACTCCAACCCAGCAGACGGTGACGCTCTCGTGATCAATCATATCAAGCGTGTTATTTCGGAGTACATGGCCAACTTTGCCACAACGCAGTACGGCACGATTTCCGCCTATAACCCGAACCAATACACCGTTAAGGTGATTCTTGAACCTGATGGCGACGAAACCGGATTTATTCCACTCGCTGCAGTGTGGGTGGGGAATAACCTCGGTGCCGTGTTCGGGCCTGCGATCGGTGATTCGGTGCGACTCGATTTTGTACAAGGAAACTTTCAGGCTGTGATGGTCGGCGGCCGATTCTTCAACAACAATGCTCAGCCGCCGGTTGTCCAGTCAGGGCAGGCCGCAATTGTCGACAGCAAAGGCAGCTACGTGCGATTGAACAACGACGGCACGATCACGCTGGGGGCGTCAACTGGCATCACCAGTACCACACCACTGCTCAAGCAAGTCGGCAATTTCGAGGTTGACGGCAACACAGTGCTCAACGGCGACATCAACCAGACGACGGGCAGTAGTGGCACTGGGACAGCATCCTTTGCCAACAACATTACAGCGCCTGGCACGATAACCGGTCAGACCGACGTGATTGCCGGCACGAAATCCGGCAAGAACCACACCCACCTCGAACATGGTGCTGGAAGTCAAACCAGCGCACCGACGTAAGAAAACAATATGGCTGATGAATACCATTGGTGGGGCCAGGACATTCAGTTCTCGGCCTCAGGGGATGACTTGCTTGTCTCGGGGGTAAGTGAGCTGAATCAGCGCATTGTGCGCGCGCTGCTGACCAACCCGGGCGACTACATCTGGCATCCGACATACGGCGCCGGCTTGGGCCGATATGTCGGTGCCGGTGCCTTGTCACCAGAGAAGTACACAGAAATCCAGGCACTGATCAGAACCGCTGTTTTGTCTGAGCGAGATGTTCAGAAGCAGCCGGATCCGAATATCACCTTCCAGACCAACGCTGCGGGGCTGCTGAGCGTAGAGATCATCTACACGTACGCACCAACCAATAAGCCGCAAACGCTCTCATTTTCACCAACACCGGCGACCTAATGGCTCTCAATACGCAAACATTTACGACGATCGTTCGTCAGCAAGTCGCGGCCATTCAATCTGCAGCGAGTGCGGTCCTGACGTTCGTCGTCGGCTCGCTCGAACTGGCCCGCGTCGAAGCAGTGGCCGGCGTTGCCATGTGGCTTCAGTCCTTGGTGATGCAGCTGCTGGCCACAACTAGGCTGGCGACCTGTACGGGATCCGACGTTGACAGTTTCGTGGCTGATTTCGGCCTGTTCCGGGAAGCCGCTGTATCGTCTACTGGCCAGGTGACCTTTTCCCGCTTCACCGCCACGCAGTCAGCGACGATCTCCGTCGGCACAACCCTGCAGACGGCGGATGGCACTCAGTCTTTCACGGTGGTGGCAGATGCCACGCAGGCGGCCTGGAACAACACACTCGGGGCATACTTTATCCCGGCCGGGACGTCCAGCGCGATAGTGACGGTCATGGCCGTCAACGCCGGCATTCAAGGCAACGTCGGCGCCAATACCATCACGGTAATTTCGACCGCCATTGTCGGCGTCGATACCGTGACGAATGCTCTGGCGTATGCCAACGGCGTCAATCAAGAATCTGATACCGCGCTGAAGGCGCGGTTCCAGGCGTACATCCAAGGTCTCAAGCAAGGGGTGAAGGCTGCGGTTGCCTCGGCCATCGCCAATCTGCAGCAGGGCATCCAGTACACGCTGGTCGAGAACCAGACGTACGCCGGTGGCACGCAGCTGGGTTTTTTCTACGTTGTCATCAGCCCAAGTACTTCGTCGCTGTTGACGCTCGTCTATAGCGCCATCGATGCGATTCGCCCGCTTTCTGTGACGTTCGCGGTCTTCGCCGCAACGCAGCTGACAGCAAATTTGGTGATGACAGTCACGGCCGCCAGCGGCTACACGCATGCAAACGTGGCCGCGGCTGTCACGACGGCTATGCAAAATTACATCGCCACCATACCTCTCGGCGGATCGCTGTACTGGTCCAAATTGTATGCAGTCGCATATGCCGTACCTGGAGTGAATGAGGTCACTGGCATGACGCTGAACGGTGGCACTGCCGATCTGATCGCTACGGCGCAGCAGGCCGTTGTTTCTGGCACAACTACGGTGAACTAATGGCTATCGGTGATATCGCTGATGTTTTTTCGCGCCTGAAGGCGCAAATCCCCAAGCGCTGGTTCCAGACGTCTCCGAACTTTGACGCGACGCTGCAGGGACCAGCCTGGGCGCTGTCGAGTAACTATGCCGCCATCACCTATGCCGCGCTGCAGACGCGCATCAAGACTGCCACCGACGGCTATCTCGACCTGATCTCGAACGACTTCTTCGGAACAACGCTGCCGCGGCTCACGAACGAAACAGATGCAGCGTTCAGAGCACGGATCTTGGCGAACTTGTTTGTCATCGGCCCGACTCGGGGAAGCATGATTGCCGTGCTTACCCTGATCACTGGGCGTGCCCCGACCATCTTCGAGCCGAGCAATACGACTGATTCCGGAGGTTGGGATAGCCGCTTCTATTGGGATATAGGGCAGGGCAGCGGTTGGGGCGATCCGATGCCCTATCAATCCTTCGTGACGGCCTACCGTCCGGCCGGCGGAACAATCGATCTTGGCGAGTGGGATACCTACAGGTTTTCCTGGGACTCCTACGGTGCCTGGTCGGATGCAACACCCACCTCCATTACCGATGCCGCAATCATCGCCGCCGTTGAACTGACCCGCGCTCTGGGGACCGTGGTGTGGATGCGCATCGCAAATTCTCCGGTATCGCCATAGCGACTGCGCGCTAAGCAGCGTCTCGTATTTTCACTTTTCTGACCGCCTTCGGGCGGTTTTTTCATTTTTGGAGCCGGAATGGATCGTCCAATCGTCTATACGCAAGAGCAAGGCCGCAGCACTGACTTTCTGTTTGGGCAGCGTGCCGCCATGATCGGCCTGGCCAAGATGGCGGCCGCGGCTCTTGGAACAAGCACTATCGTCAACGGGTTGGCATGCACGCCGACCGGGCCGGCGTCGCTTAGCGTGAATGTGGGGGCAGGGGAAATTTACAGCCTGGTGGCAGTTGACGCCACCGCATATGGCGTTCTTCCGGCTGATACGACGGACCAGATTCTCAAGCAAGGTATTTCCCTTGCAACGGTCAATTTGGCGTGCCCGGCACCGTCTACGTCCGGCTTCTCGGTCAACTATCTGATTGAGGCTGCATATCAGGACAGCGATACCACGCCTGTCGTGCTGCCCTATTTCAATAGTGCCAATCCGTCCCAACCGTTGACCGGCCAAGGCGGTGGGGGCGCAACGCAGCCGACCCAGCGCCAAGGATTGTGCTCGATCCAGGTGAAAGCCGGCGCCGCAGCGACCACCGGCACGCAAACGACGCCCGCCGTCGACGCCGGCTACACCGCTCTGTACGTCGTTACTGTTGCGAACGGCCAGACCACGATCACCTCATCGAGCATCTCTACTGCTGTTGGCGCGCCAATCCTGCCTTCGTCGATGCTGTCGTCGATCATCAGCGGCAACCTGACATACGGCATCGATAACGGTTCTGCGAACGTTATCCAGGCAACATTTCCTATCCCGATCACGGCGCTGGTCGACAACATGGAGTTGTGGGTCAAGATCAAGACCACCAATACCGGCGCGACGACTTTCACACCTAACCCTGGTGTGATTGCGCCGGCTCCGGTCGTAGGCGCTGCCCATCAAGCGCTCAATGGCAATGAATATGTCGCCAACGGCCGCGCGCTGCAGGTTTGGCGCGCGGATATCAGTTCCTGGGTGCTGGTCAGCTGCACAGGCGGCGCGCAGCAGGGGGCTTTGGCGACGGCGGCCGGGCATTTCCCACAGATCAGCCAAATCCCGGGGAAGAACAAGATTATTGCTGGTCGATTCACTACGAATCAAACAGCCTACGTCAGCGGGACAGCGGTTGCCATCGGCTCATACGCGCTGGATATTTGGAAGTCCTCGACCGCCGGCTCGACAATGACATTTACTTATGCGCCAGCAGGGCAAGCGGTTACCATTTCGGGATCGTTTCAACAGGTTCTGGAGCAAGGAAATATCGTTGCGGGTTATCACACTTTAAGCTGGTCTGGTAGTGCGCAAGGGCGCGTGTATAACTCTGGAGCCAGTGCGCCGGCCTATGCATCATCGCCAGTAGTAGTTTTACTGGACGGCACGCAAAATGTCGTTGTTGAATTTAATTCTGGAACGGTAATTCAAACTCAATTGGAATATGGGGGAGTTGCTACAACATACGAACTTCGCACGCCAGCGTTTGAACTATGGTTAGCGCAACGATATATTTATGTTGTCAATTTGAGCGGAATGCTTGGGAGCTTTGGCGGCACGGGAACCTACGTTGCAATGTCTGTAACGTCTCCGACAGCGTTCCGCACCACACCGACCATTATCCTTCCCGGGACAGCAATGACGGTCGGGAAGTCAGGTGTCGGGACATCTTCGACGACGACCGCATCAACGTCGATTTCCAGTCTAACATCGAACGTATGTTGTTTTAATGTTAATGGAAATTGGGCTAGTGGCCTAAGTGCGGGTGATTGTGTGGTGGTTACATCCACCCCTGGCAATACTATTTTCAGCGCGAGGTTATAAATATGACGTATCAAATTGGACAGAACTGTATTATTCGCGAAGCCGACGGGGCTAATATCCCTTTGGACCCAACGAATACCGATTATCAAAACTATTTGCAATGGGAAGCTGAAGGCAATACTGCGGATCCTGCGGCGCCAGTTCAAATGTCGCAGGCGCAGTCAATTCAAAGTTCGATCGTGAGTCTAGCCTGCCAAGAGGCTATCAGCATCGGCTTTACTTCTTCGGCACTTGGAACAGTATATTCGTACGGTTCAGATGATACGGACCAAAGGAATCTGCTTAGTGCGTTGTCAGCATCTTCCAGTGCAGTTTCTGGATGGACCACGCCACTTTGGTGTGCGACTGGTGGCGTCTGGGCGTTGGTCTCCCATACCGCGGCCCAACTGCAGCAAGTCAATGCGGACTGGATCACATTTCGAGTGAATGCCCAACAAAAATATGCCGCACTGATCGTCAAGATCAACGCGGCAAAGAGTGTGGCGGCAGTGAGGGCAATAGCCTGGGTATAACTCGAAACCAATGTCGGATTCTATTGGGCCATTAATTTCTGAATCAAAGGATCGATCACGGTGAACTCAAATTTGGCTTTGAGTTCATACCCGGCCTGATTTGGATGTACGCCTGCAGGATCAGAAAGCATTGATGGCCAGTTGGGCAGCGAGTTCAAATATGCAAACTCGTCAATCAATGGCGTACTCCAAGTAGATGCAACTCGCAGCGCAGCCGCGACATATTGTGGTAACGGGGCATCCCCTACGAACGTTACCGGATTTGGAGTTTCGATTACTACAGTTTTACCAGCGGACTTGGCAATCTGCACAAGTTGGTTTTCTATTTGTTCGAATGCTGCAGGTGTGCCGCCGACAATATTTTCATCATTGATGCCAAAATTGAAAAGCACAATCTGGGCTTTTGACTGTGCCATTTGTTGTGCCCATGGCGGATTCACACCATCACCATTCAATAGCAGAGTTGCGGTCGAACTTGGGACACCATGATTCGCGACGGTCACGGTAGCTCCGTATTTTGCTTGTAAGAGCGACTGAAGTACCGCTGGAGCAGGTTGTGCAACTTGGACAGACACATTGTTGACCAATGCAATCCCATACATTGTGGAATCCCCATAGGCCTCGATCAGTATCGATTTGGCGACGGGCGCTGGCGGTGGAGCCGCGGCTGCCGTGCTTGCACCATCGCCGCCACCACCTCCGCATGCTGAGATCAGGAAGGACGAAATCAATGCTGCAAGGACTACCAGGACATTACTTCCAAATCTACCTTGTCGCGGCATCCTTGATCCCAGGATCGATAAAATATTGAGCCAGGTAGGTGAGGATTTTCTTTTGGAATTCCACTTTCGTAACCAGCTTTGTATGCAGCTGGATGAAGTTCCTCGGGAGATAATTTTTTCGGCCCGGAGGAGAGAATTGATTTTGCAAATTCCCTGAGCATCAGTTTGATATTCATTGGAAATCTCGCAGTTTTCGTTGGGAGTTGCCATCATATCAGTTCTCGATGATGCTGGCCGGTGCCAAAAATTTATTCCGGCGCCAGTTCGATGTTGGCACCGACCTGGCGCATACGCTGCAGGATTCGTTCCACCGTTTCTGTATCGAGCTCTAATCGGGCCATTGCGAAAAAAAGTATCTGAGCGCTGATTTCCCGCTCCGAACCGGTGTATTTGCGCCATTGCCGCCCGTTTGATACCCCGAATAATTCGGCCATACCAGTGCTTGAAAGACCGAGTTCCAACTTCAATTTGGCCAACGAGTCGGCCGAGGGAGGGGAATAGATCATAGATATTGGGGTGCATGTTCTTTCCTTGCGGAGATTGGGCCGCGCGGGTCGCGCTTCCTCTAATCACAAGATAGGACCAATGGTCCCTTTTGTCAAGAATAAATAATCATCCCTACAACCCGTTTCGGTGGGTGTTTTTTTCTTGGAGAAAACATGGCGCGTTCACGACTTTTCTTTATTTGGCTGCTGTGCTTGGCCGTAACCCCGTTGCTGATCATCGCCATGTTGCTGCAGGTGGTCTTTGGGTCAACCGTGCGCGCGGAAAGCATGGCCGTTGCGTTCGACGAATGCGGTAACAGTTTATTCGGCGGCGATGCGCAGGAAACGATCAGTCGCCGCACCGGACTGGCGTTGATCGCCGGCAAGCGCTGGGCCAAGATCGTAGCCCCGATGATCGATCTGCTATTCGGGAAAGGGCATTGCCTTGCCAATGCGACGGACACCAAGATTTAGCACAAATTATTCCAAATATTATTCACAGCCGCCTTCGGGCGGTTTTTTTATGCCCGGAGCTAAAAATGACAGTGAGAGATGTCCACGAAGAAAAAAATACCTTCTCGGTCGACGTGAACATTCCAGGGCATGCACCGCGCGGCTCGGCGACACCGTTGTTCGTGAAAACCAGAAAGCATTTGCTGGAGCGCGAGGGCGGCCGGTGCTGGGTGTGCAATTGCACCGCGGAGCAGACTGGCCATCCGATCGAGGCTCATCACTATCCAATCGAGCGATCATTCGCTGAAATGATTGACTGGTCGCCAGGTTCTCAGATTCGGAAGGACTTTCCATCGTTCGGCTGGGGCAGTTTCGACGAAGCTGATCCATATACGTTTGTGGACGACATGAACGTCAATGGCCGGCTGCTTTGCAAGGCTCACCATACCGGCAAGGATGAAGGCGTGCACGACCTTCCTGAGCCGGTTTGGCTGGCGCAGCGGTACGGCAAGGAAGGTTACCAGTTTTCCAGCGTCGAAATCATCCACCACGACCAGGAGGCGACATGACGCCTACCGACATTTTTCTTCCGTCCCTTCAAGCCCTCGCTACGGCATTAGTCGGTGTGCTCTGGTGGAACTTCAGAACCCTGAAAATGGAAGTGAAGGATGCTGCGATAGAGCGCGAACGTCTGAACGCAGACCTGCAGGCATACAAGCTGCACGTCGCCGAGACATACGTCAAGAACCAAGACTTGGACCGTCTGGAAGGAAAGATCGACCGGCTGTTCGATAAGTTGGATACCAAGGTGGACAAATGATTACCGCTGCTCAAATAAGCGCCTCGACTGGCGCCAAGATCACCACCGCTCAAGCGTGGTTACATGCGCTGGGTGACGCGATGGCCGATTTTGCCATCAATACGCCGGCGCGCCAGGCTGCGTTTCTTGCTCAGGTCGGTTATGAGAGCACCGGGCTATCTGCAGTGGTTGAGAATCTGAATTACCAGGCAAAGGCGCTCCTGACCGAGTTCAAAGGGCGCTTTACCCCTGCGACGGCTCAGCAATTCGCGCACAAGCCGGAGGCGATCGCCAATCACGTCTATGCGCTGCGCAACGGCAATGGGCCGGAATCGTCCGGTGATGGCTGGAAATATCGCGG